CCACCTGACCCCTGTGAGTAGCGCCACAACCAACCCTGTTTTATAGGAGGCCGCAATGGCTGCTGTATTCCCCGTCTCTGGTGGCTTTGACACCAACCCCTCGTACTCCGGTGCGTTCATCCCCACGCTGTGGTCCGGCAAACTGCTGGCCAAGTTCTACCAGAACACGATGTTGTCGGAAATCGCCAACACCGACTACGAAGGTGAACTGAAGAACCAAGGCGATACCATCCGTATCCGTCTGGCTCCCAGCATCACCATCAGCGACTACACCGCTGGTGCTGGCTTGGGTACCGCTGAAGTGCCTACCCCGATCTTCCAAGACATGCAGATCAACAAGGCCAAGTCGTTCAACGTGCAAGTCAACGACGTGTTGGCTTACCAGTCCGACATGAACCTGATGAACATGTTCACCGAAGACGCTGCCAAGCAGATGAAGATCGCCATCGAAAACGAAGTGTTCTTCAACAGCTTCGTGACCGAAGGCCCTGCAGCTGCCAACGAAGGCGCTACCGCCGGTGCAATCTCTGCCGCGTACAACCTCGGCACCGACACTGCCCCCGTGGACCAGTCCACTCCTGAGAACGTGCTCAAGGCCATCCTGCGCATGTCCACAGTTCTGGACGAGCAGAACGTGCCCGAAGACGGCCGCTTCTTGGTCATCAGCCCCTACGACCGCCACCTGCTGATGCAATCCAGCATCGCTCAGGCGTACTTCACTGGCGACCAGTCCAGCACCATCCGCACCGGCAAGATCGGCATGCTGGACCGTTTCTCGGTCTATGTGTCCAACCTGCTGCCCCGCGGCGCCGCTGGCAAGGCTCTGGTTTCTGGCATGACTGCTACCTCCGCTGGTGGCGCTCTGGTTGACGCCAAGGCCCGTCGTCTGATGGTCGCTGGCACCAAGGCCGCCACCTCGTTCGCCATGACCGTGAACAAGACTGAGCCGCTGCGTAACCAGTCTGACTTCGGCGACATCGTCCGTGGTCTGGCTGTGTACGGCCGCAAGGTTGTCAAGCCTGAAGCTCTGGTCGTCGCTCAAGTTGGCTCTGCCACCTGATCGGTGATACAGTAAAGGGGCCCTTCGGGGCCCCTTTTCATTTCTGGAGAACACATGAACGCACTCGAACTTGCCAAGCGCCTCGGCGCTGCCATCCTGAACAACAAACTGCGCCACCCTCAGACCGGCGTGGTGCTCGCTCGCTACGAAGGCGCCGAGTTGGTTCTGACCGCTGAGGGCCAAGAAGTCGCTGCCAGCTTGCCCGCTGCAAAAACCCCTCGCGCTGCGAAGGCTGCTGCTGTAGAATCAGCACCTGTAGCGCCCGCCGAAGCCCCCGCTGAGGCACCTAGCGCCCCAGAAACCGCTCCCGAGTGAGGTAGACCGTGGCCACCGAAAAGGTTGTGACTGTAATTTCCAAGGTGCAGACGCTCCTGCAGGACGCGGCCTCTGTTCGGTGGTCTCTGCTCGAACTGCAGGGCTGGCTCAACGACGCCTACCGTGACGCAGTAAACCTGCGTCCTGACTGCAACACGCTGGTCGGCACGTTCACGTGCGCGGCTGGCCCGCGACAATCCATCACTGCTCAGTTCGCAGCAGCGCTGCGCCTTGTGGACGTGACGCGCAATGTGGCTTCTACGTCTGATAAGCGCGCCGTGCAGCTGATCGACCGCCGCAGTCTGGACACACAGGTTCGCACGTGGTACTCCGCCACGCAGGCGGCGACAATCGAGTACTTCATGTATGACCCGCGGGTGCCCAAGGACTTCATGGTCTACCCACCCGCCACGACCGCTGCTCAGCTCGAAGTTGTCTATTCGGCTGTGCCGACACCCCATACGTTGACGGCCGAAGAGCTTGGCAACACCGCCACTGCTGAGGTAATCCGCATCGACGACAGCTTTGCCAACGCGCTTGTGGACTACATCATGTACCGCGCGTACAGCAAGAACACTGAATCAACCACCAACGCAGCCAAAGCTGGCGCGTACTTCCAAGCGTTCATGAACGCGCTGGGGGTTAAGGGTCAGACTGAGGCTGCCTCGCAGCCGGGAGTTGCGTAATGGCCAAGCTGTGGAATGACTTCCTGCCGCTGATCACGCCGCATGTGTCGTCGTGCCCGGATACCGTGATCAAGACCTATCTGCCTATCGCGGCAGCCGATTTCTTCGCCCGCACGTACCTGTGGCGCGATACCGTCGACGCAATCTATCTGGCGCCGAACCAGATCGAGTACGACCTCGACGCGGAAGCTGAGGTTGAAGACGTGTTGGCCGTGGTGTACAAAGGCCAGATTCTTGAGCGCACCGACATGCGTCTGATCCCACATGAGCGCATGGGCGAGACTGGCGACCCTGTGTCCTACTGGGTGCAGGCCGACAAAACAATCCGCGTGTTCCCGACGCCTGATGAGCGCGGCAAGATGTCCGTCACAGCCGTACTCAAGCCTTCGCGCACCGGTACCGGTGTCGAGGACTGGATTTATGAGACGTGGGCGGACACACTGGTCAGTGGCGCTGTGGCGCGTCTTGCATCCATCCCCGGCAAGACATGGACTGACACTGGTTTGGCCGGGCTGCACAAGAGCTTGTTCGAGAAGGCGATCGTCGACGCCCGCATTCGTGACTTCCGTGGCGTGCGCTTGAGCGTCAAGCAGCGCCCAGCAGCATAAGGAGCCGACATGGCCGAGAAGATCAAACTGGTTCAGGGCGACACCAAGCCCGCCATCGTCTGCCACCTCACTGATGACACGACCGGGCTGCCGTTGGGTATCACCGGGGCCACTGTGCGGCTGAAGTTCCGCGCTGCTGGCGCCACTACACTGACCGCCACCGTGACGGGCACAGTTACTGACGGCGCCAACGGTGACGTGGTGTTCTACCCCGCCTCGGCTCCAGAGATGCTGCAAGGCGAGCCGGGCGACTACGAGGGCGAGATCGAGATCACCTTCGCTGACACGACAGTGCAGACCGTCTACGACTTGCTCAAGTTCAAGCTCCGCGAGGACTTCTGATGGCGATTACAGTCGTCGGCAACCAGACAGTCGCCGGACTCTCGTATATCAAGATACGAGCCGGCGTGGCTGTTGTCGACCCTGTCACCAGCGTGGCGTATGTGGCCCCCGTAGCGGGGGTTTCTTACATTGAGCTCGTCGCTTCGGCCCAGGTAGACACCTCTGGCCAATACCAGTTCGTCCCCGAGACCGTCGCCATGTCCGATGGCACGAGCTTCTCGCTGGCGAAGGCGTTAGTCGACGTTGCCTCTACGCAGGATACGACGCGGTATGAGTTTGAGAAATCCGTCGGCGACAGCGTGGAGCTATCTGAGGCGGTAACAAGACTGCTTATTTTTGTCCGAGCTTACTCCGACACAACTACCGCCGCGGATACGGCTGCGCTGGTTGCTGCAAAACTACTGCGGGACGCCCCACTGGTGTACGATGCGCAGGCGAAGCAGCTTACAAAGGCGCGGTCGGACACATTCGCGCTGACTGATGCGACAGCCAAACAGGTTGCGAAGGCGGTTGCTGACTCGGCCAATCTGGCGGATGTGGCGCGGTTGAGTTTCCTCAAGGCGGCTACGGACACGACCTCGCCTGTGGAGGACGTGCTGCTTGCGATCTCCAAGCTGCTTACTGATGCAGTCGGGCCCGCCGACGCTGCTTACCGGACAGTTGCTAAGCTGTTGGCTGACGGCGTGGGCATGAACGACTCGTTCGACACAGGCGACGGCGCCGTTTTTTCCTTTTCAAAGGGCGTTTCTAATGTCACAATCGTGGGTGACGCAACGTCCAAACATCCCGCCAAGGTGGTGGCGGACAGCGCAACAACAGCCGATTCAGGCAGTCTAGTAAACCAAGACTACTGCGACATCGACTATTTCCTCGACGACTACGTCGGCGAGTCCAGAGTTTTTTAAGGAGCCTGAAATGATCAAGGACAATCTGAAGGTCACGGGTGATGTGCTTATCACGCTGTTCAACAAGGACGGTAGCGTTAAGGACTCTCGTGAGATCAAAAACTTGGTGGTCACCACCGGCAAAGAGTTCATCGCAGCTCGCATGGTTGGCGTACCAACCGAAATGAGCCACATGGCGGTCGGCGCGGCAAGCGCTGCTGCTGCTAACGGCGACACCGCGCTGGGTTCTGAGCTGGGCCGCGTAGCCCTCGCTTCGGACACCGTTGCCGGCGCAGTCGTGACCTACACCGCCACCTTCCCAGCGGGCACAGGCACTGGCGCTGTCGTCGAGGCAGGTATCCTGAACGCAGGCTCTGGCGGTACAATGCTGTGCCGCACCGTGTTCTCGGTCGTCAACAAGGGTGCTGACGACGCCATGTCCATCACGTGGACCATCACGGTGAGCTGATCCAGAGGTGATATAGATGGCTGATTTGACTCTCCGCCTTGTCAAGGGTTCTCCGCTCACAAAGGCGGAGGTCGACGCCAACTTTTCAAACCTCAATGAGGCGATTACAACCGGCGGCGAGCCTATGGGCCACGCCGACCGCGCGCAGTCCACGCTGTCGTTCGACGCTGGCACTCGTACGGTAAGCATCGCCCCCGTGAGCGGCGCATTCACGGTGTGGGTCAAGGGCAATAAGTTCGTCTTCACGACCGCGCAGACTGTAGTCATCCCCGACACCACGGGGCTGCACTACGTGTTCTTCAACGCCTCCGGTGTGCTCAGCACCCGCATGGCTTACTTCGACTGGCCCAACGAGGCTCCGACGGCGTACGTGGCGTGGAACTCGGCTACCGGAGCCGCTCCGTTCTTCGCAGATGAGCGCCACGGCGTCACGCTGGATTGGCAGACGCACGAATACCTGCACCGTACGCGCGGCGCGGCGCTGGCCAACGGCTTCAGCCTCGGCAACTACTCTGTGACCGGCGACGGCTCCTCGGACGCGCACGCGCAGCTGGATTTGTCTGGCGGCACGTTCTTCGACGAAGACTTGCAGGTCGACATCACGCCCAGCAATACCCCGACGCCCAACACGTGGGAGCAGGACCTCACCGGCCCTGCCCAGATTCCTGTGCTGTTCCGCAGCGGCACTGGCTGGGTGCGCGACACCGCCACCAACTTCGTGCTCAAGGCTGGCACGGCAACGCCGCGGTACAACACAGAGTCAGGCGGCGTCTGGGGCCTGACGGACATCCCGAACAACAGCTACTCGGCTGTCTGGGTTATCGCGACCAACAACCTGACGTACCCTGTGGTTGCCGTCATGGGGCAGGCGGTCGACAGCAACGCCGCGCAGGCTGAGAATTTTGAATGGAGCGGGCTCAACCTTGACGGCTTCCCGTCGGTGGAGTTCCGCCCGCTGTACAAGATCATCTTCCAGTGCAGCACGAGCTACGCCAACACCATCAAGGCCAGGTTCACCAAGGTCTTCGACGACCGCAACATTGTGGCGGCCTCGCCTGCGGCCACGATTGGCAGCTCGCACGGTGGGCTCTCTGGCCTGGGCGCCGATGACCACCTGCAGTATTTGCACATCACCGAGGTGCGCAGCCCGTCCGCGGCCGTTAAAAACAGCCTCCTGCCCACGCAGACCGGCAACAGCGGCAAGTTCTTGAGCACGGATGGGGCCAACCCGTCGTGGGCCACGATGACCGCGCCGAACAATGGCACGCTGACGCTGGCCACTTCCGGCTCTGGTTTGTCAGGGTCTGCGTCGTTCACGGCCGACCAGTCCGGCAACAGCACTTTCACAGTCTCGATCGCTTCGGCCACGGCCAACACGGTCGACACGCTGGTGCTGCGCGATGCTTCTGGCAACTTCGCGGCCAACATCATCACGGCCAACAGCTTTTCCGGTAGCGCGTCCGGCTTGACCGGACTCAAGACTGTCAATGGCAACAGCATCCTCGGCTCTGGCAACATCCAGATCGACGGTGGCGTGACGAGTTTCAATACCCGCACCGGCGCCATCACGCTGTCGTCCTTGGACGTCACGACTGCCCTGGGGTACACGCCCTACAGCAGCAGCAACCCCGACGGGTATACCAGCAACGTGGGCACGGTGACCGGCGTCACCGCAGGTACGGGGTTGTCTGGTGGCACGATCACTTCGAGCGGCACCCTATCGCTGGCTACGAGCGGCGTTGCTGCGGGCACGTACACTAAAGTCACTGTCGATGTTTACGGCCGCGCCACCACAGGCACCTCACTATCTTCCAGCGATGTGACGACTGCTTTGGGGTACACGCCGCCACAGCCCACAGGCACAGGCGCTTCCGGCACGTGGGGCATCTCCATATCCGGCACTGCCGCGAACGCTTCGTTTTTGCCGCAAAACGACACGCGCAGCACAGCGACAACGCCGCAAACAATTAACTCCGGACTTCGGATTGACTTTAAGCAAAACAGCACCGAAGGGTTGTCCGACGGAGGCGACTATTTCGGGCAGATAACGTATCGGCAGTATGGCGCTGGCAGTGACTGGTCCGGTGGGGCCGCACACCAGCTAGGATTTACAGACAACGGCAATGTCTGGCAGCGCAGCGGGTCCGGGACGACTTGGGGCTCGTGGAAGAAGCTGCTGGACTCCAGCAACTACACCAGCTATCGCGGCACACAGCTCGTAAGCCCGAACGGCGCAACTGTTGTGGCTGCTGATAGCGCGATGCCGGACTCAGGGCACTCGTTCATCCACACACTGGGGTACGGGCCCAGCGGAAATGACGGGCACATCCTGGGCATGACTTGGTCCGGCACGACGTCTATCTACGGAGCCCAAATTTGGGTTGACACCGACCCCAACAACCGCATGGCGTTTAGGTCCCGGAGTTCGACTGGTGCGTGGACTGGGTGGAACGAAGTCATCCACTCCAGTAACTACACCAGCTACAGCCCATCGCTGAGCGGCAACTACAAGAACCTTAGCGTTGGCGGCCTGTACTCGCGGTACAACTACAACGAAGGCACGTATATCAACGATTCGACCAGCGCGTACGCGCTGTCCCCAGACTACGGCCAGACAACGGTTGCTATGCACAGTAGCCACGGGCACTTTGGTGACTGGGCAACGACTCTTACGATGTCTGGCTACGAACGGTACGGCGCGTACCAGATTTCTGGGCATTACAACGCATCCACACCATCCCTGGCGATTCGCAACTACAGCCAGGCACTTGGCGGCTGGACAGCGTGGGTGCGATTGCTGTCTTCGAGCAACTACAGCTCCTATGCCCTGCCTCTGAGCGGAGGTACGCTAACAGGGCGGACCAACGTCAACGTGAATGGGCGGACTACTGGGTACACCGGGTCCAACCTAGAGGTTTTCACCAGCGACAACACACCTCCGGGGATTTCTTTCCACCGGGGCGGGTACAGCGCGACCCTGCTGTACGAGATCGACGGCGAGCTCTATATCAACGCGTGGACTACCCGCGCGCAGTCAGGAAAGTTGCTGTCGTCAGGCAACTACACCAGCTACGTCACCCCTGCGCAGTACCTTGGCACCGCGGCGACTAAGGCGATCGCATACAACTCCAACTCGATCTCCGAGAACATCACCATCGCTAACGGCCAGAACGCGTACAGCTGCGGGCCGATCACGATTAACAACGGCTACACTATTACCGTTCAAGACGGCGGTGTGTGGACCGTCATTTAAGTAGAGGCGACGATGTCTACTGCAAGATTTGACAGATGGCAGAACACGAGCGGGGCTACCGTAAACACGGTGGTGCAGGTCGTGTCTGTGTACAACCAGGACAGGCAGTCCGTCTACTCACAAGACCTCGCGGCCATATCCGGGCTAAGCCTCAGCATCACCCCGAAGTTTTCTACTTCCAAGATTCTGCTGCTCGCCATGGTTAATGGCAGCTCCACACACGTTTGCAGCTACGGCATATTGCGCAATGGCGCGACTATAGCGGGCCCCGCCAACACGAACGTCGGCGGCGGCAGCTTGCTAACTGTTTACGACGGGCAGGACACTACGGACTACATGTACGGCCACTACCTGCAGTACCTAGACACCGCTGGCACGACGTCCGCCATAACCTACGCATGCGCGTGTTCCGCGTCATGGGGCGGGACCATCCGCACTGCGTATATCAACGACCGAGGCAGCAACGACATGCGCAGCGCGAGCTCGCTGGTCGCCATGGAGATTCTGCAATGAAAATGGAGCACATCAACGAAGCACTGGCGCAGTTGTGCCCGCACGGGCGTTGGGCGCTATCAGGGGACGATTTGGAGTACGAGGACATCGTGTGGCTCACCGACGAGTACGCCATGCCTGGTAAGGACGCCGTCGAAGCGGCGGTTCTCGTAGCTGCCGAGCAAGCCGCTGCCGCTGAGTACAGACGCCTGCGTAAGCCTGAGTACCCCCCATTGGTTGACTTCGCTGACGCCTACTACTGGGCGCAAAACGGCGACGACACAAAAATGCAGGCGTACTTGGCTGCTGTATCCGCGGTCAAAGCCGCGCACCCGAAGGGAGCCTAACCATGGCGTCTATAGCAAAATTCGACGAGTGGCAGTACACCAACGGCAACAAGGTCAACACTGTTATCCAAGTGGTGAACACGTTCGTGACCGAACGCTCCACGTGGGGGTACACCGGTAGCGGTGGGATCGTAACCGCGCTAAACGCCGTCATAACTCCAAAGTTCTCAACATCTAAGATATTGGTTCACTGGATGATCTCGGGGGAAACAAACCCTCATGACACCGTGCTACGCGTGTACAAGAATGGTTCGGCTGCTCCTAACGGCACCAACCCAAACGACTCAAACTACTGGGCTGGCTTCGCGCCATGGGGCTACGATAGCGACGTGTCCAGCACACCGCGTACTCTGTGCCTTAACTATGTTGACGCCTCCGTCGGTTCTACGGCTGCAACCACCTACCAGATCAGTTTTTTCAACGCAAACAATGGTTCTGGCACGTTTTACCTTAACCGCCCAGTGAACAGCGCCGGAACTACATCGTACGAAGTCGGTACGTCCAGCGCCATCATTATGGAGATCGCGCAATGATTGACATCGCCGTCGCCGCTGCGCGGTACCTTAACAAGACATACCCGACTGCCTGCTGGTCGCTCGGGGAGTCCGGCGCGTACCGAGACTTGAAGTGGGGGGCCCCCGCTGTCTTGAAGCCAACTGCGGAGGAGTTCGAGGCGGGGCTCGCCGTTGAGTACGCGCTCGATCTGCAGACCGAGTACAAACGCCAGCGCGCTAGAGAGTACCCGCCTATCGAGGACTACATCGACGGCGTGGTCAAGGGCGACCAAGCTCAGGTGCAGGCGTACATCGACGCATGCTTGGCCGTCAAAGCCAAGTACCCTAAGCCGGAGTGACGCGATGCCTGTTGTGCTCGGTGGTGCTAGTGGTGTGACCGTTCAGGGCTTGCAGTTTGTAGGGGGCGCCGGGGGCGTGAGTGCGTTCTACGCCAACGCTATTCACAACACAAGCAACAACACACTAACACTGCGCCCCCCGCTGGTAATCCGCGGGGAAACCCCGAACTCCTTTGCCCTGTTGTTCTCGCAGAATACTACGGTAGGCGACCTTCGTGCTTACGCCCTTAACGCGGGTTGGAACGGAACGCTTCCGCTCGCGGTAACTATAGCCTCGGGCGTAATCGTCGGCGGCACGGGGGGCGTCACAAGCGGCGGCGCCGGGGGTGTCGGCATGCTGATTAGCGGGTCTTTTCCGGGCGGTGTGTCCATCGTTAACAACGGGTACATCGTGGGCGGCGGCGGCGCGGGCGGGTATTCAGCATCAAACGGCGGCGCAGGCGGCGCTGGCGTTTCCGCGGCTGTAGCCGTCACC